GATGGTACCGGATGGCGTGTACTTAGACGTAGATGGTTTAGCAGAAGTTGATTTAGGTAACGGCACAACATACAATCCAGCAGAAGCACTTAATATGTACTTCCAAACAGGTTCGGTTGTAGGTAGATCACTTACACAAGAAGGTGACATGAATAGAGGTAAAATACCTATTCAGGAATTACAGACTGGGAGCGGATCAAGTAAAATACAATCTTTAATTGCAGCATACAATTATAACTTGCAAATGATTAGAGATGTAACAGGGCTCAACGAAGCTCGTGATGGTAGTCAGCCAGATGCTAATGCTTTAGTAGGATTACAAAAGATAGCGGCCAACGCATCTAATACTGCTACAAACCATATATTAAAAGCGTCTTTATTTTTAACGTTAAGAACTGCAGAGATAATTTCTTTAAAGTTAACGGATGTAATAGCTAACCCATTAACTGAAAATTCTCTTAAGAATTCGATATCAGCATTAAACGTTAATACGTTGAGAGAGTTAGCGAATTCAAATTTATATGATTTTGGTATAATGTTAGAATTAGAACCTGACGATGAAGAAAAGGCAGAGCTAACAAATAATATTAACACCTCGCTGCAGCAAGGCGGTATAGATATTGAAGATGCTATTGATATTAGAAATATCAAGAATATACAGTTAGCTAATCAAATGCTAAAATTAAAGCGTCAGAAAAAACAACAAGCTGCACAACAGGCTCAAGCACAACAAGCGCAAGCACAAGCACAAGCAAATGCCCAAGCGCAGGAACAGATTGCAATGCAAGAAGTTCAAAAGCAACAAGCGTTAACAGCTGAGAAAATAGCAATAGAAAAAGCTAAAGCTGATTTCGAAATACAAAGAATGCAAATGGAGGCTCAGATGAAAGAAATGCTTATGGCAAAAGAATTTGAGTACAACATGCAATTAGCACAAGGTAAAGGAGCCGCTGAAGATCAAAAGCAAGCTCAGGCCGAAGACAGAAAAGATCAGAGGACAAAAATACAAGCTACTCAACAAAGCAAAATGATTAAACAAAGAGAAACAGGTGGTGAACCTCAAAACTTTGAATCACAAGGCAATGACAATATGAGTGGGTTTGGTTTAAGCTCATTTGATGTTGACTAGAATTATTTAAACAATTATATATTATTTTATGGAAAAAACAGAAGGAACTTTTAAGATCCAAAGTAAAAAAAAGCCAGAGGTCATACAGACAGACGACCAAAAGCGAGCGGCTATTAAAGAGCCGTTGATTGACACTAGTACAGATATACCTAAGGTCACGCTAAAGAAAAAAAGCACAGAACCGGATATAGCCAAAGTGGTTATACCATCAGAACCTGCAGAGGTTGTTGAGGAAGGTGCAGAGGAAACTCCTACATTGAAAGAAATTGTCAAAGAAGAAGTTGTTGCAGAACAGCCATTAATTGAGGCTGCTCCCGTACAACCAGTTTTACCGGAAAACATTGAGAAGTTAGTTAGCTTCATGAATGATACAGGGGGTGATATACAGGATTACGTAAGATTAAATACTAATTACGACGATGTTGATAAAAGCGTCCTCGTAAAAGAATACTATAAAAGCACTAAGCCTCATCTTAGTTCCGAAGAGATCGATTTTGTTATCAATGATAACTTTGCGTTCGATGAAGACATAGACGAGGATAAAAGCATACGCAAGAAAAAGATTGCGTATAAAGAAGAAGTTGCAAAAGCTAAAAAGTTTTTACAAGAGACTAAGAACAAATACTATGATGACATCAAGTTGAAGTCTAACGGTAGTTCTAATCAAACCGAAGCAGAAAGTTTTTTCAATAGATTCAAGGAGAATGAGGCGCAAGCCACTAAGAACCAAGAAATATTTAGAGCAAACACAAACAAATTATTTTCACAGGAATTCGAAGGTTTCGATTTTAATGTAGGAGATAAGACGTTTAGAATGAGTGTTCCAAATGTGGAGAAGGTGTCCGAAAGACAGCAGGATATAAGCAATTTTATCAATAAGTTTACTGGTGATAGCGGAGTTCTGGAAGATACAGCAGGTTATCACAAAGCTTTATATGCAGCAAGCAACCCTGACAAAATGGCAAACCATTTTTATGAGCAAGGTAAAGCTGATGCAATTAGAGAGATAACTAATAAGTCAAATAACGTATCGACTGAAGCCCGTCAGGCTGCTCCGAAGGGAGATGTCAAGCTGGGTAAATGGACAATAAAAGGTGTAAGCGATGGAAATTCTTCAAAATTAAAAATTAAGAAATTTTAAAATAATTAAAAAATGGCAATAACACCAGAATTTGGGAGTTTAATCCCAACACAAACTACGCAAGCACTTGCGACAAACTATTTACAATGGAACGATAACGGCGGAGCCGCTGGAATTCCTGATAATTTTGCTGACTTTGCTCAGCAGTACTTACCAGAAGTATACGAAGCTGAAGTAGAACGTTATGGAAACAGAACGTTAAACGGATTCTTACGTATGGTAGGAGCAGAAATGCCAATGTCTTCCGATCAAGTTATTTGGTCTGAACAAAACAGATTGCATATTTCTTATGACGGAGTAGAACAAACATCTACTGGTACTACTTCAGTTATTGAGGTTAACCCAGCAGCTACTGCGGGGGTACAAAATGTAATTTCGGTAAACGATACAGTAGTAGTTTTAGATCCGGCAGGATTAGAGGCTAAAGGTATCGTAACTGCATCTACACTTGGAGCTGCAGGTACAATTACTGTTCAGCCTTTTGCTGGTACTTCTTTGACAACTCAAGGATTTGCTGCTACTGGATTGAAAGTATTTGTTTACGGATCTGATTACTCTAAAGGAACTAGCTTAGAAGCTGGTGGACCTGGAAACTCAGCTGCACGTAATTCTATTAACCCAGTAATGACTCAGTACGTTAACTCACCAATCATTATTAGAGATCAGTTCGTTGTATCTGGTTCTGATACTGCACAAATCGGATGGGTAAATGTTGCAACTGAAGATGGGACTGATGGATACTTATGGTATTTGAAAGCTGCATCTGAAACTAAATTACGTTTCGACGATTATTTAGAAATGGCAATGGTAGAAGGAGAACTTAATCAAGTAGCTGCTACACAATTAACTCAGCCAGGAACTCAAGGTTTATTTGCAGCTATTGCTGACAGAGGGAACATTGAAACTGGATTTACTGCAGCGAATGGTTTGGCTGAATTTGATAACATTCTTAAGAACCTTGATAGTCAGGGAGCAATTGAAGAAAACATGTTATTTAACAACAGACAAACTTCTCTTGACTTTGACGACATGCTAGCAGGTTTATCTGCTGGAGCAAACGGAGGTGTTGCTTATGGTTTATTTGAAAACTCTTCAGATATGGCATTAAACTTAGGATTCACTGGTTTCCGTAGAGGTTCTTACGATTTCTATAAGACTGATTGGAAATACTTAAATGACGCATCCACTCGTGGAGCTATTGACGGAGTATCTTCTATTGAAGGCGTTATGGTGCCAGCTGGAACTTCAACTGTTTACGATCAAGTTTTAGGAACTAACATTCGTCGTCCATTTTTGCACGTACGATACAGAGCTTCTCAAACTGATGACCGAAGAATGAAGCAATGGGTAACTGGATCAGTAGGTGGAGGAACAGGCTCTACTCTTGATGCAATGGAAATTAACTTCTTATCAGAGAGATGTTTAATTACTCAAGGAGCTAATAACTTCGTATTATTCAAAGGAATCTAAGGATTTCAATAATAAAGGCGAGGGTCTTCGGATCCTCCCTTTTATTTTAACTATTTAATTATATTATATTATGGCAAATAAAAAACCAGCGGCTAAAAAGAAAGCAGCTAAAGCGGAACCTATTGCAGAAATAGCTCCAACACAAGTAGAAACAGTAGAAGCAGTTAAGCCTGCACCTGCTAAACCAGTTGAACCTGCAAAACCAGAGTGGGAAATTAAAGACAGGGTATATTTTTTAAAAAATGATGCTGAACCATTAACTCACACAATACCAGGTAAACACACACCAAAACATTCTTTATTGTATTTTGATAAAGAAACAGGTGTACAAAAAGAAATTAGATATGCAACCAACCATGCATCTCCCTTTAAGCAAGATCAAAAAGGCGAGGCAACCATGGGACATATTGTATTTAGAGAAGGCGTGCTAACAGTGCCCAAAGAAAAGCAAAACTTACAGAAGTTATTGTCTTTATATCACCCGCTAAAAGATCGTATATACGAAGAATATGATTCGGTCGAAGAGGCGGAAGACGATATAGATGTACTTGACATGCAGGTTGATGCAGCCATTATTGCAAGAGAAATGGATGTTGACGAAGCTGAAGCGATTCTAAGGGTTGAGGTTGGAAGTAAGGTTAACAGCTTATCCTCTAAAGAAATTAAAAGAGATCTTAGATTGTTTGCACGTCGTAATCCTCAATTGTTTTTAGAACTAGCTCAGGATGATAACGTACATTTACGTAATGTAGCAATAAAAGCTACTGAAGCAAATATACTAAGCTTATCTCAAGATCAGAGAACATTTTCATGGGCATCAACAGGCAGAAAGCTTATGAATGTTCCTTTTGACGAAAACCCATATTCAGCAATGGCTGCTTACTTCAAAACAGATGAAGGTATGGAAGTTTTCAGATCCATAGAAAAGAAGTTTTAATTAGTAGTTTTTTATAAAACTATGTAATTATAATAAGTAGACTATATTAACCGGATTCGTAACTGAGTCCGGTTAATAATATATAAAACAAAATATAATGGCAATAAATGTAAATACAGTTTATAGAACAGTTTTACTTATATTAAATAAAGAACAACGGGGGATGTTAACTCCTGATGAATTTAATAAGGTAGCTACACAAGTTCAATTAGAAATATTTGAGGGTTACTTCAATACACTAGATCTTCAAGTTCGTAAGCCTGACAATATTACTGAATACGGTGATAAAATAAAAAACACTAATCAGGATATATCTATATTCAAAGAATACGGTGATTGCACATTTAACCCAGCAGAGGGCAAGTTTATTTTACCTGTAGAAAACAGCGGCTCTGTTTACTCACAATCTTTTTTGGGTACGGGTACACAATCTTCGTTTATATTTACATCAATTACAGCAGCTCAATTAAGTTCAAGTGTCATCTATGTTTATGTTAACGGGGAACTTTTATCTTCAAATTCCTACAATATAGGAGGTGGCGCTATTTCATTTAACACCATCCCATCTTTAAACCAAACTATATTAGTTACGGCAAAACCTAATAGCTTCTATACATTAGGGTCTGTATTTTACAAAAACGAAAAAGAATTACAGCTTGTTCAAAGGAATGAACTACCTTATTTAAAAGGCAATCCACTTATAGCACCTACTGTTAACTATCCAGTGTTTTTATATGAAAATGAAAAAATACAAGTATTGCCAGAGACTATTACTTCTGACATAGCTGTTAGTTATTTAAGAAAGCCTATGGACGTAAGATGGAACTTCACTGTGCCTTCAGGTCAAGCATACTATAGTTATAGTGCTGGTGGATCTATTGATTTTGAATTGTCTAAAAAAGAACAATCTAATATAGTGACTAGAATACTTCTTTATGCAGGAGTAGTAATTAAAGACCCTACTATAATACAAGTAGCTCAGCAGCAGGTACAAGCAGAGACAATTAAAGAAACCTTATAAGATATGGCAATACCTAACGGCGGCTTAATAACCGAAACTAACGAACAATATTACGCGGGATCGCAGAGATTTTTATGTGAGGATGCTAATGGAACTAGCGTTTTTGTAGCAACTTTTAATACAGATTTAATTTTTGGATCTTATGATCCGACAAGTACAGATTATGCATTAAATAATTTTGTTGTTTACACTA